TCATGACCAACATTGACATCTCCAAAGCAAGCAAACTGGATCTCCTGGTTGCTGATGTGCAGGGGCAGATTAAGTACACTGTGCTACCCACCCGTAAAGCTAAGAAATCTGAGCTGATCATGAGCCGCACGAATGGCCCTCGGACTAACACTAACCGTCGCGGTCAGGCATACAATGGGCATGCCACACATGCACAGAATGCTATCACTGAGGGCAACGGTGCAGCATACTTCAAGACCAGCGGCTGAGGGCTTATGTGTCCCCTCTGAGGCTTATGAGCACTTGGAGGGGACACGAATAGACCTAGGAGGAGCAGCGATGCTCGTGTAGCTGGCGCAGTTTGAGCAGCGGTTTTGTGCGCGGTTTATGTTAGCGCGGGGCGCGGTGGCCCCCGTATATAAAACCGCTCACTACCCTAATCTATAACGACCCCAAAAAGCGCTCATAAAGCCTTTCGTATTCAAAATTTTTTTTGCCGGCCCCTAAATATCACAGGGAACACATAATAATTTACGTGTATTACAAGAAACTTGATATTAATAACTTTGACAGTATTCAAGAAACTATAAGTCCTTATGTGATTCAGTTTATAAATCGAAGTGAAAAATTATTTTACAATTTAATTTCAGAAGAAAACCTTCAAGAATTTAAAAAAAATATTCCAGAATTATTTGAATGTATTCATAAAGAATTAAACTCTGAGGTTATATTTGCATCATATCTTTTTGTAGATATAGATACTCATGTTCCAATACACACAGATGCGGGTAATTCATCAACTGGAAAAAGAATTCGATTAAATTGGCCTATTTTAAATGGAGAAAGTGCAGAAACAGTTTTCTATCAAAAAAAGAATGAAGATATTAAAGGAGTACTTCATTCACACCGATGGGGGACAGGGACATATTATGATCTGAATGATTGTAACGAAATAGATAAATACGTCTTAGATATTCCAACATTAATGAATGTCAAAGAACTTCATAGCGTTCGAATTTTAAATCAAGAATTGCCAAGAATTTTACTCTCAATGAGACTATCAAATGAAAAAGAAATCTTCCAAAAATATTTCTAGAATTAACACATTATCTTCATTTGTAGGTGTACCATTTAACGATACACTTGAAAGTTTTTTGGATACGCATGAAATTGGTGAAAATATCGAATGTTATCAATTATTGTATTGTCCTTACGCCAGTGGAACATCTTTTAATGATTTAAATCAAATTGAATTTAGTAGTAGAGTTGTGATTTTAAATATCATGGATTCAATAGTCGATGAATATGATAATCTGGATATAAAACAGATCACGCAATTTTGTAAAAATCACTCAGAACAAAATTTTATTATATTCAATGTTCATTTAGATCTTCAAAAACAGTTTAATATTCCTAATTTATATTTTGATTCAATTATACCTACAAGTTTTGCAAGTAATTTTACTCCTGTTGAAAAAAAAGAAATTTCAAATCGATGGATATCATTAAATCGAAATACTAAATTACATAAAATTTTAGCAATATGTTATTTGTTATCTAAAGATTATTATCGAAATGGTGATATTTCAGTTAGAATGGATGAATCAACACTTTCAACCTTTCCTCAATATAAAAATATATCAGATGTAGCAATATTGTCAAATGAGTTAAAAAGAACTTTAACAAAAGGTTTTACACGGTTTAAAGAAAAAGATTTTAATTTATTATCCATTGATGACTTTGCAAAAAATGATGATCGAGTTGCAAATAATTACAATACAAATATAAAACCAGCTTATGAAAATGTTGGAATTGAAATTATACCTGGATCAATCTTTTTTGAAAGATCTCCATTACTCAGCGAAAAAGAACTACAATCGATCTATGGCCAAAATTTTCCAATCTATCTGAATGGGCCTGGGATGGTAAAAGGAATTAAAAGCTATTTGGATATCGATACGTTTGATGATATTATTGATCATAGTTATGATGAGATTGAGAATCCATTTGAAAGACTTGCGGCTGCAATTGATCGAAATGAAACATTATTGAATGGATCAACAAATATCAGTGAGTTATGGCACGATAATGAAAAAAGATTCAAAGATAATGTAGATCGACTGGATAATTTTATGCATGATAAAACATGCCAAAGAACATATAATCATGGTAAAATTAAAAAAGCCTTAGAGCATTTTAAAGTTTCAGTTTCAGATAAAGTATGATTTTAGAAAATGATAAGCCAGTTAAATTTATTGGCTATCCAGAATCTTCAATGGTCGAGACAGCATTAAATTTTGTTTTACCAGAATCGAAGAATCAAATAGATGTAATTACTCCAGAATTATTTTTAGAGTTAACGAATAAGTCTGATTATCAATATCTTGTTGCATTTTGTATTGATACAGACCTAAGAAAAATTATCTGTGATGAAATTGATAATTTGAATTTAGATTGTATTACCTATGTACACGATACTTGTTTAGTTCCAGAAACATGTAAATTAGGCAAAGGTGTACTCATTGGTGCATTCAGTTCAGCGTTATATGCAAGTGATATTGGAAATCATTGTTGGATTGAAAGTTATTGTCTAATTGCACATCATGTGAATATGGGCCGGTGTTGTGTCTTGCACTCTGGAGTTGCTATCGCAGGTAAAACAAATATTGGGGAAAATTGTATATTTAAATTCAAATCCTCAGTACTGAGTAAAACAACAATTATTGACAATGTTACTGTAGGTGCATATAGTAATGTAACTAAAGATATTACAAAGCCAGGAAGATATCTTGGATCTATTGCTCGATATGTTCCAGAACAAAATTGAAAAAATAAAAATCCTATATAATGTTTGAAATGAATCATTAAATATATGGAACTTAAGTTGGATTATCAGGAAAAAGATTTACTGATCGACTGTATTCAATATCGTCTTGATGTTGATAAAGTCTTAGTAATTAACGAATCTCTCAAAAACGAAATTGAAGATCTATTATCAAAAATTGATGAAGAATGTCTTTAATTTAACATTCTAAATAAATCAGAAACCATTGCATGAATTGACTTGTGGTGGTATAATGAAAACATTGCAATTCTAATTTTATGTCTAAAGGATTTACAATTAAAGCTACAGCTCCAACTCCAAAAAAGAACGAAGAAGATTTCGATCTACAGTCTGCAAAAGAGTTGGTAAAAGGTAAAAATATTATATTTTGTTTACCTGGTCGTTCATGTTCTTATATCTTTTTAAAGAATTTTGTTCAATTGTGTTTTGATCTTGTACAATCTGGTGCAAGTATTCAAATCTCACAGGATTACTCTTCCATGGTAAACTTTGCACGTTGCAAGTGTCTTGGTGCAAACGTTCTACGTGGTCCAAAACAGATTCCTTGGGATGGTAAACTCAACTATGATTACCAACTCTGGATTGATAACGATATTGTATTTGATACCGAGAAGTTTTATCGTCTTGTCGCAATGGATAAGGATATTGCGGCTGGTTGGTATATGACTGAAGATGGTCAAACGACTTCAGTTGCTCATTGGCTTGAAGAAGATGACTTTAGGAACAATGGTGGAGTGATGAATCATGAGACCGGAGAGACTATGCAGAAGCGCCGTAAGCCCTTTACGGTTGATTATACGGGGTTTGGTTGGGTTCTGATTAAGAAGGGTGTATTTGAGTCTCTAGAGTATCCCTGGTTCGCTCCAAAGATGCAAGTCTTTGACTCTGGAGAGGTTCAAGATATGTGTGGTGAAGACGTATCGTTCTGTCTTGATGCAAAAGAGGCGGGATTTGAGATCTGGTGTGATCCGAAGATTCGCGTAGGACATGAAAAGACTCGTATTCTTTGATTATGTGTCGAATTCCTAGAAATTAATGTTTTGGCGCGTTTGAAGGCAATTTTGGCGCGCAAGTAAAACCAACTGTGAGGTATTAGAAAAATGGCAGTAAAATCAAAAGGTGGATTAAATAAAAATGTAGGTTATGTACCTGGAAAACCCAAACTGACTCGTCAAGGTATGGGAACTGGAACTAAATATGCTGCAACAAGCCGTAACAAGGCTCGTAAACCTTATCGAGGACAAGGAAAATGAGTAAAACTCAAAGAACAGTAAGAGAGGGCAATCTTTGCCGACCAGATAAAAGATATAAAGGTATTAAAACCCAAGCAAAAGCAAATAAAGGCAAAAAGTCTAAATAATTTTAAGTTATTATTTTCACCACAATGTCAGAAGACCTAAATCCAAAACTAGGACCAAATCTTGCAGATGCTCCTGAAACTCCTCCAGTAGATGCTAAAGTTTTTGGTTATAATGTTGCACAACAAGTAAGAAGTAATTACGTTTCTAAGCCAAATCCAAATTCTCCTCTTGCAGCAGGATAATTATGAATGAAAAAGAAGCTTATATTTTATCATGGGCTAAAGATGTAGCTAAAGAAAGAGAAGAACTTGGAGGATTCTCTGTTTGTCCTTATGCTTCTAACTCTAAAAATAAAATTATTGAGTGTCCAATTGATGATATTGTACCTGAACCAGGTTATGATGTCATCATTTTTATTGTAGATGACTTTTGGAATTTAACTCAAGTTAAGAAATGGGTAGATATCTATAATGAAAAGTTCCCCTACTACACATTTTTTGAAGATTGTGCGTCTCAACCTACTTTTATCAATGGGGTTCAAACAAATAATAAGAAATTTAACTTAATTTTGTGTCAATCTAAGGTAAAATTGAGCAAAATTCGCAAAAAATTAGCAAAAACTGAGTATTATACTTATTGGAACGAAGAATATCTTAAAAAAATACTTGGTGATGAGTACGAATCGGTAATGACAGACGAAATTTCGGGATAGCAACCCCGTAAAAAGTTCTGATTTAACAAATCAGGAGCTAAAATGTCAAATTTACCAGTCGATAGAGACTCGAATTACATGAAGGAAACGTGGGGGACCACAAAATTGATCACTGATTATGGATCTGACGATTTTTTGAAGAAAATTGAAGATTTAGAAGCAAAATTAGTGACTTTCGAAGGTAAAGATTATAGCGGACACTATACTTATGGGTATGGGTTCTTCTCTGAGCGGATAAAAACGCAAAATCAACTACATGAGCAGATTCGTAATGATGAAGATTATGATGATTGGTCATACGGAACTGAACCAACCTATGGTAAAAAGTGGTAAAAGGTCTTATACATATAATAAATACCCTTAGTTTGAGTGATGAGAAGGATTTCTAGAAAATTTAGAGACATTAGTCTTTCATTTACTAGAAATCCTGTAACTAATGATATTTTATCATTAAATGATGCTGATGCTATTAAAAAATCTGTAGTTAATCTAGTTAGAACTAGAATTGGAGAAAAATTTTTTAATAGTCTTATAGGAACTAATATTGAAAGTTCAGTTTTTGAACTTCAATCAATTCCTTTAGCTAGATCTTTACAAATAGATATTGAAATTTTGCTTAAGAATTTTGAACCAAGAATTAAAATATCTTCTGTTGAAGTTAGTTATCCAGATTATACTAATGAATTAAATATTGCAATATCTTACGATGTTATTGGATTATCAATTCCTCCTCAAACAGTAGACTTCATATTACAACCAACTAGAGTCTAATGTCATTTAATCAATTCACAAATTTAGACTTTAACGATCTAAGAATACAGATCAAAGACTATTTGCGAGCAAATAGTGAGTTCACTGACTTTGATTTTGAAGGATCTAATTTTTCTACACTAATTGATCTCTTAGCATACAATAGTTATATTACTGCCTATAATACGAATATGGCAGTAAATGAAACTTTCTTAGATAGTGCAACTCTTAGAGAAAATGTTGTTTCACTGGCTCGTAATATAGGTTATGTTCCTAGGTCAAGAAGATCTTCAAGGACAAAAATAAGTTTCTCAGTGGATATGAGAAACAATAACAATTCTAGAACAGTTACTGTTTATGCAGGCACTATTGTATTAGGGGCTGTAGTTGGTGGCAATTTTATATTTTCAATTCCAGAAAATGTAACCACTCCTATAGAAGGTGATGGATTTGCACATTTTAATAATTTAGAAGTATATGAGGGGAGATATTTAACTAGTACTTTTATAATGGATTATTCCCAAAAAAATCAAAGATTTATTTTACCAAATCCAAATATTGATACTACTACTATTAGAATTAAAGTTACAGATCAAGTTACTGAAATTTATACAATTTATAATAATATTTTAAACATTAATAAAGACTCTAGAATATTTTTGATTCAGGAAGTTTCCGATCAAAAATATGAAATTAGATTTGGGGATGATATTTTAGGAAAAAGACCTCCAGATGGAAGCAGAATTGAAGTTAGCTATATTGTTACGAGTGGTACTTCTGGTAATGGTGCAAATAATTTTACTTTTGCCGGAATATTGAAAGATAATAATCTTGAAGAAATTTCTTCTGGAGTTTCTTTACCTCTTACTGAGTTTCCATCACAAAATGGTGATGAAATTGAAAATATTGATTCAATTAAATATTTGGCTCCAAGAGTTTATGCTTCTCAGTATAGAGCAGTAACAGCAAATGACTATAAGGGATTGATACCGTACATATATTCAAATGTTGATTCTGTGACTGCTTATGGTGGAGAAGAGTTGGATCCACCTGAATATGGTAAAGTATTCATTTCTATAAAACCAAGAAATGGGCAATTTTTATCATCTTTAACAAAACAGGAAATATCCAGATCATTAAAACAATATTCAATAGCTGGCATTAAGCCAGAAATTGTTGATTTGTCATATTTGTATGTTGAAATAGATTCTTCCGTTTATTACAACGTAAATAGGTCTACTCGTCCAGAATCTATCAGAGGAAAAATTTTAAATACTTTAACAACATACTCAAAATCTTCTGATGTTAATAGTTTTGGCGGAAGATTCAAATATAGTAAGGTTGTTGGATTAATTGATGATTCCGATAAAGCAGTAACATCGAATATAACAAAAGTTAGAATGAGGAGAGATTTAATTCCAAAATTAAACACTGCTGCAACATATGAGTTATGTTTTGGAAATAGAATACATATTAAAAAAAATGGATACTCCATTAAATCAACAGGATTTAAAATATTTGGAACTTCAGAAATAATTTATATGGCGGATGTACAAGTACAAGATAGTGCAACAGCGGGAACATTAGATACATCTAAAACGACAAATTTTGGAAGAATATTCTTTTTTAAATTGACAAATAATGTTCCTACGATAGTTACTGCAAATGCTGGAACTATTGATTATAAAAAAGGAGAGATACTTTTGAATGTGGTAAATATAATAGATTCAACTACAGAGAGTGGAGTAATCGAAGTTCAAGCTATTCCCGAATCCAATGATGTTATTGGATTGAAAGATTTATATCTTCAAGTTGATATACAAAAATCAGTGGTAAATATGATTGAAGATAGTATTACCTCAGGTGAAAATATTTCAGCTACACAATATGTTTCAACATCAAGCTATCTAAACGGACAGTATACTAGATAAAATGTCAGAAATTAAAAGAGTAAAAATTGATTCTATAATAGAATCTCAAATTCCCCAATTTCTAAGTGAAGACTCTCCATTATTTGTTGAGTTTTTAAGACAATATTACAAATCTTTAGAACATCAGTCTGGAACGGTTGATTTAGCTTCAAATATAAACAAGTATAAAAGTACAAGTGAATTCAACCCACTAAAATTGGTTGCGGCAACTGAATTAAGTAGTAATCTATTGACATATGACACCACTATAACAGTAGATAGTACAGATGGTTGGCCAGATACATATGGATTATTAAAAATTAATGATGAAATCATCACATATACTGGTATAACGACAAATACGTTTACTGGGTGTATCAGAGGATTTTCTGGAATTGATTCTATAGAATCTTTTGAAAATTCTGAATTTTTAAATTTTTCTAAAACTTCAGCAACTGAACATTCTTCCGGATCTGAGGTTATTAATTTAAGTAATTTATTTTTACTTAAATTCTATGAGAATTTTAAGTATGAGTTTTTCCTTGGATTTGAAAATAGAAATTTTGATGAAAATGTTTCGATAGAAAATGTACTTTTAAATGCAAGAAATTTTTATATTTCAAAAGGTACAGATTCTTCTTATAAATTTTTATTCAAAGTATTGTATGGAAGTGATATTGATGTAATAAAACCAAATGATTTTACATTAAAACCATCTTCAGATACTTTTTTTGTTACTAAAAATATTCTTGTAGAGAAAATTTCTGGAGCAGATCCAGTAAACACTAAAGGAAACTTTTTATTTCAAAATACTGGTATTTCAACCGCAACCGGTTCTATCTTTAATATAGAATTCAGACCAGTATCAGGTAAAAATTTATATGAAATTTCTTTAGATTCATCTTCCCTCTCTGGAACTTTTCGAGCTACAGGCCAAACAAAAATACTTGAAGATGTTCAAGTGGGAGCTAACAATATTATAGTTGATTCTACTGTTGGATTTGAAAAATCTGGAAAAATTTTAGTCAAACCCGAAAATTCAGACTTTATAGAAATTTTTTATACGGATAAAACTTCCACCCAATTTTTAGGAGTAACTGGTGTAACAAAAAAATTAAATTATGGGCTTTTCTTAGTAGAAGATAAATTTGCTTATAGTTATGTTGGATTTGGAAATACTTCTAAAGTAGAATTTAGAGTCGTAAATGTTATTCAAGATATTGATTATAAAACTACTAATAATCTAAGAGTAGGGGATAAAATTAAATTATCTTCTTTTGGTAAAAATTTATTGGATGATGTGAGATTTAATTCATGGATATACAATATTCCAACAAAACATGATGTTGAATTATCTGAACAACAAAGTTCAAATAAGTTTAGATTTACTCTATATGATAAAATATCTGCATATAACCAAGAGAAAATATTAGTTTTTGATGAAAACTCTAATTTTGTTCAGGCTGAAATTATAGGCATCGAGTTTCCTATTTCTGATCAGATTAAAAAATATTCCAATCAAATATTGGTGCAACTTACACAAGTAGGTATAAATGTAAATAAAATTAAATGTATACAAAAAACAATTAATAAATCAAATCACTATACTAATTATTTTCCTGATATTGTAAAATATCCTACTGGAGTTCAAAATAGTTATTTGGGTAAAGATAATAAGTATTTTTATGTGACTTCTTCGGGACTGCCAAATTATACAATTTACGTGACCGATGATAAAAGAACCGTACAAACGTTTGTACAATCAAATAGACCTGCAGAATTTCAAGGATTTACGTCAACTTTTTATGTTCCAAGTCATAACTATTCAAATGGTAATTTAATATTTTATAATACAAATAATTTTAATTCTTCTGGAATATCCACCGGTTACTACTATGTCACTTCTGTTGATCCAAACAATATAAAACTATCATTTAGTAAATCAGATATTTTTTCCAAGAAATATCTTGAAGCTAAATCAGGAATTTCTTCAGATACTATAGTTATTGGTGGATTCGCAAATAAAACTTTAAATCACCAAAAAATTCTTAAAAAGTTTCCATTTACTCCAACAAAAGTTTCTTCTGCTGACGATATTAGTAAGAGAACTACAAATAACAAACAAGTAGGTTTAATGGTAAACGGTGTTGAATTATTATCTTCAACATATTATGATGAAAATATTTTTTACGGACCTATAGATTCTATAGATGTTACTAATAAAGGAGTTGGATATGATGTTGTAAATCCTCCTACTATTGAAATTATAGATTCATCAGGACTCGGCGCAAAAGCTCATGCAAATCTATCAGGTAAAGTTGAAAAAATAAAAATAATCTCTCCAGGAATAGGATATCAATCTAAACCCAAAATTAATATTTTTGGTGGTAATGGAGCGGGTTGTTCATTAGAATCGAATTTAGTGAAATCAAGATTATCTTATGGATTTAAATCAGAAATAAATGTTGACGATACAAATAATATTATTTCGTTCTTAACAAATATTGCTTTTGAAGATGGGGAAGAGATAGTATATGATTCAAATACTAATTTAGACGTGCCTGGATTAGTAAATGGGTCATCTTATTATGTTGGAATAGTAAGTGATAGTAAAATTAAACTTTATACAACAAAAGAAGAATCTCTAAAGAAAATTAATGAAGTTAATATTATTGGAGTTAGTTCTGGATTTCATTATTTTAGTACCTTAAAAAGTAAAAATACAATAACCGAGATTTATGTTAAAGATCCTGGACAAGGATATTCAAACAGAAAAGTAAAAGTTTTATCGGTCTTATCATTTGATAATGATACTATTGGAATCAATACTTTTGATTCATATGTTTTTGCTCCAAATCACGGATTTTCAGATGTTGAACTTGTTACTTATTCTACTACGGGAACACCAATATCTGGACTCAATACTTCCCATTATTATTATATAAAAGTTTTAGATGAAAATAAATTTAAACTTTCTTTCGCTGGAGTTGGAATTTCCAGTTTAACCACTGATAATTATGTAAATAAAAAATATATTAAATTTGAGTCTCTTGGAGTCGGAACACATATTATTGGATACCCGCCTATAACAATAAGTGTAGAAGCTACTTCTTCTTTGGGATCCACATCTATAATTTCTCCGATCTTAAAACCGGTAGTTCTGGGACAAATAGAAGATATTTATTTGGAAACTGGTGGGGTTTCTTACGGATGCACAGATATAGTAAATTTTCATAGGAGACCTTTTGTAGGAGTATCTAGTATAAAATCTGAAGCTTCCTTGGTTCCTATTGTTGTTAATGGTAAAATTGTGGATGTTAAAATAACCAATGGTGGTAAAGGGTATAGGGAAGACTCTGATATTATCATTACAGGTGATGGAGATTTTGCTAAAATTGAACCAATTATTAATTCTGAAGGAAAATTAGTTCAAACCAATATAATTGATGGTGGAGTTGGATATGGCATATCAAATACAAGTATAAGACTGGAAAATAGAGGAAAGAGTGCAAAGTTTTTGGCAAATCTAAAACAATGGAAAGTTGATCAAGTAGTAAAATTTCAAAATTATACCAATGAAAACGATGATTCTATTCTTTTAGACCCTCAAAATCAAGAGTTAGGACTGCAAGTTTGTTCATACTACATTCCAAAAAAATTAAGATATCAACTTTCTGATAATTTTACTGCATCTAATAAAGAAACTTCAGGAGAACTGCGACATTCTCCTATATTTGGATATGCTTATGATGGAAACCCTATATATGGACCTTACGGATATGGAAATGCTTCTGGAGGAGCAATACGACAAATAAAAACTAGTTATGTATTAAAAGCGGTTACAGATCCAGATATTAGACCATCTAGTTTTCAAGCAGGATACTTTGTTAATGATTATGTGTATGATGGTTCTGGAGATCTTGATGAACATAATGGGAGATTTTGTGTAACTCCAGAATATCCTGATGGAGTTTATGCATATTTTTACAGTGTTGATATTGACATTTCTAAAGTAGCAAAAAATAGATATCCATATATTGTTGGACCAACATTTAATAATATACCATTAGAAGAAAACTTTTTACCAATATATAATCAAGGATATGACTTTTTTACAAATGAAGTCACAAGAAATGTAGGACCATACTATTTAAATTATTCAAGATCATCTTATGGACTCATAGATAATGTTTCCGATAATTATAAACAAGAATTTCAAATTACAAATTTAAATTCTGGAACAATACAAGACGTTTCAATATTTTCTCCTGGCCACAATTATAAAGTAAATGATTTGATTCTTCTGGATAATAAAGGTTCAGGTGGAACTGGAGCCAATATTGTAATATCAAAATTAAAGGGAAAGGAAATTAAAAATATCTCCGTACAATCGAAATCTTTTTCAAATGTAGTTTTTGTCCCCAAATATAATCAGATTGAAGCACAATTTGATACACCTCATCAATTTTATAATTTAGAACCAGTAACTATTTCTGGAGTTTCTACAATATCTGCAATTGAGTTAGAAGGTTTATATAAAATTAATGTTAATGATAAGGTAGTTCAATTAATAGAAAGTATTCCTACACAAGCAGTCACTGGAATATCTACTTTTATAAAAGTAAAAGATATTTCTGGTTTTTCTGTAAATGATTTTATTGGAATAGGAACAGAAACGTTGTTAATAACTGGAATTTCTCCACAAAGATCTGGATTCTTTGTGAACAGAATTTCCAATACGGGAGTTCATACTTCTGGAATAGATGATGTTGTTCTTCTTCCTAAGAAATTTACCTTTAAAACTGAAAATCCAATAGCTGGAGTCTTTATTCCCAATACAACTACATTTTTCGATCCAAAAGAATCTGTTGGAACAGGATTTTCTGGAATAACTAGGACTGTAGTTGGATTAGGAACCACTTCTTTTGAATCTAGATTCATACCTGCAAAATCAATTTATTTACCAAACCACAAATTCTACACAGGTCAACCCCTGACATATAATGCTGGACTTAGTGGAACACCCTTGTATATCAATAAGGTTGGTTCTGGAGTATCTTTTACTATTGTTAATAATCAAACAGTTTATGCTGTAAATCTAGGAAAAGATTACATAGGTATATCAACAGTTGGGTATACAACTTCTACAGGTATAGGTACAGATTTGGCCTGTGTAGAATTTTGGAACATAGACCAAGCTTTTGGAGTTGTTGGATCGGCACATTCACTTACAACTCAAAATCAAAATCTTACTGCTAGTGTAAACAGAGTTTCTGGAATTGTAACCACATCGGAAAACCATGGTCTATCTGTTGGTGACCAAGTTGAGTTTAAAATTCTAAGTACTTTAACTGAATCACATAAATTATTTTTTGATAAAATTAATAGAAAAGTTTTAATTGGACAATATACTTTTAATAATTCAAACGTTTCACTTTCAAATAATTCTATAAAAAATACTTCTTTCCGAAATATAAAAAATGGAACAAAAGTTGTTTATTTTGCTGATAATCCATTAGGTGGATTAACAAATGGAAGAGTATATTATATTTTTAAAAAAGATGTAGATATTATATCTTTTTGTGAATATGAAAGTGATATCTTCATTTCTAAAGAAATTGATATAACATCTCCTTCATCTGGAGGTTCACAATCAATAAAAATTATTAATCCACAAATAACTCCTTACAAGGGATCTATAATATCTTTTGATTTGTCTGATGCCTCACTATCTGATATGTCACTTGACTTTTATGTTGATAGCAATTTCACTAGAAAAATAGAATTTATTGGACTTTTTAACGATGGATTTGCTATTACGAGATCTGGAATTCCAGGACAAACAAACGCTTCAATAACTATTAACACAAATGTTAATGAGTTTCCAAAAGTTTTATATTATAAATTAAATCCAATAAGTCCATTAGATCAATCTAAAAATCAAATATCAACTGATGAAGAAGTAGTATCGTTCAATAAAATTACTGTAATCGAACATCAATTAAATACTAAAATTAATATAGATTTAATTAATAGTGACAATGCTTTTTCTTTTAATTCAGTAAAGAATTTAACTGATACTGAACTACAAATATTACCAAGTGCAAATATAAGTTATACCACTACATCTGAAAATGCAGATGGTCCTATTGAAGATGTAAAAGTTAATTTTGGTGGTAGAGGATATTTAAAATTACCAACTATTTCTAGGATTGTATCTGATTCCGGAAACAATGCTGTTCTTAAGTTAATATCCAATGATATTGGAAAAATTGAAACATTAACAAGAATAAAAGATGGATTTGATTATCCTACTGACCCAACTTTATCTGCACAATTATCCTCAATAATAGTTTGTGGAATAAAAAATATACGAACAATTGATAAAATAGAAATTTTAAATGCGGGTAAAAAATATAATACAGCTCCTGTTTTATTTGTAAAAAATGGTGGAAATATTGAATTAAAATCATCTATTAGTGGAGGGTCTATAGTTAAAGTTGATATTATAAAAAATTCCACATCTCTTAGTTCTCCATTAGAAATAATTCCAATTTATAATTCCAATGGATATGAAATAGATGCTTTCACTATATCTGGTAATGACGTAACGATAGAACTATTAAATACACCAATTTCATATCCATTAGTTAATATTGGATATGGATCAACTATAGTACAGTTTCCATTTTCAATTGGGGATAAAATTTTTATTGAAAAATGTACTCTAACTAGTCAAACTAGTGGACTAGCAAATTTTAATTCCTCATCATATGATTATACTTTCTTCACTGTTACTGGAGTAAGCACTTCAAATAATACCATAACTTATAGTATGTCTGGAATATCCACTGGAAGTTTCGGAACATATGATGATGAAAGAAGAGGTTACGTAATTAATAAAAAAGATATGGCTTCTTTTGAAATGGTCTTAAAAGACGATGTTACATATCAATCTTCTGAGAAGGTAGTTTCGCCTGGATTTAGTGGTAGAATAATGGAAAACGGGTGGGATGATAAATTAAATCAGATGAGAATTATCGATTCTTCTGGAACCTTTAAAATAGGAGATTCATTATTTGGAGAAACTTCAAAAATTACCGGTGTTGTTGAGTATCTTAGCTCTTTTGAACTAAATTCAACATTAGGTGCAATTAGAGATAAAGAAAATTCTTCAAATAACGATGGTATTTTAAATGAGTTTCAACAAAGAATTTCTGATAATTTTTATTATCAGAAGTTTTCTTATTCATTAAGAACTAATGTTCCATATTCAACATGGAGAGAATCTGTAAGATCAATCGTTCATCCATCTGGATTTCAAGAATTTTCAGATTATACTTTATATACTCAACCAACTTCTAATGAAGTTTTAGTAGGTATTTCAAAATCGGAAAATATGAAACCCAAATTATTGGGTTCAAGTTCATCACTCTTATTTAATATTGATAGTGAAGTTGATTTTGCATCAATAAAAAATTATGCACTAGTTTATGAAGATGATCTTTATCCAGATGGATCTACAGATAAAATTTTCTTTACTGAAGGAGTTGAGCTCAAACCATATATTTTAAATGAAACAAACAAAGTATTAAGAATAGATGATATTAGCCCAGAATTTACTGGTACTACGGAAGTATATTTAAATGGTAGATATGCCGATGCTGCTTCTCTCTTAGAATTGAATAATGAATTTATTCAACAAGAAGTTCTGTCCTTTGTTCAATTTAATTATCCTAATATTGGATTAAGCACAACATATAATGTTAGTTACATAGTTGACGCTGTAACACATGATCTAAAATATAACTCCAATAATTTATCCGTAGAAGCTGGACTTTCTTATTGGAATGCCGGATATTCATATACTTCAGCTGAAACTGATCGAATTTTATTTGCTTATAATTATGTTAAATTTATTGGTCAATATATAATCAATAATCAAACTCCCCCAACACTGTATCAAACTGCTGTTGCACAAAAATTTAATTTTGAAATTATTCAAGATCCATTAAATGTTACATCTACAAAATTTAAAAATGCTCGCAATTTAATTTTACTCAATAAGAGAGAAATTCAAGACAGATCTTTATCGGCAGTTGCGGTTGGATTCCCAACAGGATTTTATTTCCCAGGAGATAGTCAAACTAATTCTAGATCACGATATTATCGTGCGTACCAATTGATACAAATTAATAGAACTGAAATTGTCAACACTGCATGGAATAATACAGTTGCAGTTTATCCAGCAATAGCTGCTACTGAAGTTTCCTGTAAACGAGATTTAGGATATTTGGTTGATGCTATCTCCCTTGATCTATTCACGGGCGGAAATGCTTATTCTCGTCTATTTGTATTAAAATATTTTGATAACGGATTGCCCATTGTAAACGGATTAGTGGGTGAGGTAGCTGAATCTACATTTGCATTCGGTCAAGCTCAGACTTTAATGAGAACTGCAGTTACAAATGGATTAACCTTAAAAAATTTAAACTCTACTCCTGGACCAACAATTTTTGGAGGTGGGGGTGGAAACGTAGCAATAACCTCAACCGCAGCTTGCACAGATGTACAAAATACCATTATAAGTTTGGTTGGAATAGTTAGTACTATTATTTCTGTTGGATCGACAGCAACTCTTCCCATCGCAAATCCTGGAACATATAATACAGGTGGACTAAAATGTTTTAGAGATCTTGGATATATTATAGATGGTGTTGCTCAAGATATTTCCTACGGTACTAATCAACACACAATTTATAATACTAAAAAATATTTTAATGGTGCTGGTGTTGCATTGACCAATGGATTAGTTGGAGAAGAATCTCAATCAATATTGGTGTTTGAAACTTCCAAATATTTTATGAAGCAAGCGATTACAAATCAGTTGTATGCAAGAAATTTGACTATAGAACCAGATCCTTTAACTGGGGTCAATACAACTACTAATTCATACTTAGATATCCAGACGAATATTAATACTCTAGTTGGTATTTTAACGGTTGCTATAGGTAATAGTAGTCTTTCTGGTATTCCAACTGAAAATTATGGAACAACTGATTGTGCTGATGTTAGAACTTCTTTAGGAAACTATGTAGGAATTATAACAACTATTATTGGATTAGGTACATCTTTTGCTCCAACTATGACATATCCGTCACTTACATTGGGTGGTGGAATAGTTGGACTTACTACCTTTAAACTGAAAAATAAAGGAACAAGTCTTTTTAAACATGTTTTTAATTCTGCATCTGAAAATGTAATTTCTCTTTCTAGTAATACACTGACTATTTTTAATCATAATTATCAAACAGGTCAAGAACTTGATTATAATTTCTCTGACGGAAGTCCAATAGGAATAGCTACAACTTCTTATGTTGGATCTGGTGCTACGGTGTTAATGCAAGTGCATAAACTAACAGGTACTGCAATTTTTGAAAATGGATATTCCGTTGCTATAACAACTTCAGTTACAGGAGTTTCTACAGTATTATCTCCAGTTGGACCAACTTCTAAACTGTATTTACAAGCTGTAGGACTAGGTACTGCTGGAATTGGAACTAATGCAAGATTTAATATACTTATAAATTATAATTCATCAACCGGACAACCAATTTCAACATCAGTCATATTGATGGAAGGTGGAAGAAGTTATTCTGTTGGACAAACCGTTTCTATCGCTGGAACTTATCTCGGTGGAGTGACACCAACAAACGATTTAACTTTTAAAATATCTTCAGTAGGACCTACAGGTATTCAAACTAGAGCAAATGAAACATACTTAAATGTTCCTTCTACAGATACAAATGGAGCAATTTTCAATGTAACGAGAAATGGTTCTGGATATGTATCAGTAGTTGATGTTGTCCAAGGCGGTGTGGGATATGCCACAACCTCTATAGTATCTATAGCCGGAACTTACCTGGGTGGATCAAGTTTTGATTTTGTAAGTTTCTCTCCGGCCGTTCTTGGATCAAAAATATTACCTAAAACTGTATTTGTATATAAGTTAAGTGATAATCAGTTTGGATTGCTTGGATTATCTACTAGTTCAACATTTTTAAATATAACTCAGTTAGGAATTGGATCACATAGTTTGAGTCTTAAAAATCCTAATGCAAATGCATTTATATCAATTGATAATATTGTTCAACCACCTTTATCTAGAACTTCATTAATTATTGGACTATCATCAGCAGTTTCTACTGCAACAACTACAATCTTAAATATTTCTTCAGGAATAACATCTGTAGTTGTTGGTGATGTTATTGCATTAAATAATGAATATTTAAATGTAAAAAATGTTTTATTAAGTCAAAATAAACTTGATGTAGAAAGAGGTTCTTTTGGATCTACTATTGGAATACACAGTGTTGGTATAGCTGGAACTGTATTTAAAGGTAAATTTAATATAGTTGGAGATACTATAATTTTTGCTACTGCACCATATGGACTAACTGGTCCAACAGGAGTTCAGACGGGATCATCATTCTCTGGAAGAGTTTTTTCCAGACAAATTAATGCGAATGAACCAAGAGATAAAAATATTATACTAGATGATATTTCAAATTCATTCACTGGTATAGCTGCAACTCAGTTTACTGTAAAGGTTGATGGTAACACGACCACGACATTATTTAATAATGTTAATAATAGTAGTAATATCAGCAATAATCCATTAATTTTTATCAATGGTGTTTTTCAAACTCCATCAGTTGATGTAACAGTTGAAAATTCAATAACTAACTCCTTGGCATTTCTAAGTGGAACTCCATCAGCAGGAAGAATTTCTGTAGTTTCGATAAGTACTTCTTTTGGATATCAACCAAGGTTAGTAGCATCAGCTGATGCAATAGTTTCTGCTGCCGGAACAATATCATCAATTGTTGTTAATGGTGGTGGTTCAGGGTATAGAAATGCTCCGCCAGTCAGTTTAGCTTCTACGATTGGGTATGGAGCAAGTTTGGTAGCATTTGTCGGTACAAGTGGAACAACTTTGGGAATTGTTACTTCTATAAAAGTTGTTACGCCTGGAATTGGATACACTATAACCTCGCCACCAACCGTTGTAATTGGAATACCTACTGGATATAGTAATCTTGGTTTAGCGTACACTGGAGGAACATCTGGCGTGGGCCAGCAAGCTAAAATAACAGTAGAGGTTGGTTCTGGATCGAGTATTATTGACTTCAAATTTGATAATCCTGGAATTGGTTATAAAGTTGGCGATAAATTAAAAGTGGTTGGGATACCAACGGTTCATAGTGGACCGTTAACAGAATTTGTTTTAACGGTAGATGTAGTAGAAACCGACTCATTTAGTGGATTTTATCCGGGTCAATTTATTAAATTCAATGATATCAGCAATTCTTTTAATGGATTTAGAAAGAAATTTACCCTAAGCACAGAAATTAATGGAGTGACTGAAATTATTAATTTAAGAACTCCAACTGGAAGTGATTTAGATATAACAAACAATATATTCATATTCTTAAATGATATTTTACAAGATCCTACGTATTCTTATACGTTTAGAGGTAGTAGAGTTATCTTTACTGAAGCACCGATAGCCGGATCAAAGTGTACCATTTTATATTACAGAGGATCTTCTGTAGATGTAAGTGAAATAACTCCACCGAAAACTATAAAAGAAGGTGATACTGTTACTATTCAAGAAAGTGCAACTGATATTTTTGATATACAACAATTTGATAGAGTTGTAAAAACTTTAACTTCTTCGGACCAGTTGGATACTTTCATTTATTCTAGTATTGGAATTGATGATGATGTTTCTAAATTTAGACCATTGACATGGAAAAAACAAAAACAAGATAGAATCATTTCTGGCACGTTGTTCTCTAAATCTAGACCTAGTGTACAAGCTAATATTTTTCCAAACGCGCATATAATTAAAAAAATAGAGGCTTCAGATGATGTAATTTATGTTGATAATGCTTTTCCACTATTTTCCGATCTTGATCAACTAAATGAAAATATTAGAGACATATTTATTACAGAAAATAGAACCGTAATAGATTCTATTGGTCAAGCAACAGTTTCGGGAGCATCAACAGTATCTTCAATAATTATTGCAAATGCTGGAGTTGGTTATGCAAATACTTTATCTCCCAAAGTTAGAATATCTACATCTTCTATAAAGAAAAAAGACCCAATATATAATTGGAAATATGTGAATATCAGCGGAATAACTAGTTCATCTGTATTTAATAATATATCATACGGAAATCAATTTGTAGCAGTGGGAAATAGTTCTTTATTTGCTTATAGTTTTGATGGTCAACTTTGGACTACTGGTAATGTTGGAGTTGGAAGCACTGTTAATTTGAAGTCTGTTAAAAAAGTTAGTATCGGATCCTCTGATATCATCTTAACAGTTGGTACTAAGGCAAAAATAGCTCAAGCTGTTGGATATAGTTCTACAATAACTTCTTGGGATCAAATTCCTTGTTTTGAAGAAATTACTCTAGTTGGAGTTGGTGTTATCGGCTATAATCCAACAACTTATAATGGGTCATTTAATTCTATAACTTATGGAAGTAATGGTTGGGTTGTAGTTGGAACAGGTGGATCTATATTTACTTCTTCTGGAATAATAACTTCAAGATTTGTAAGTAGATATTCCGGAGTTAATCAAGATTTGAATTCTATTGCTTATGGTAATCAGTATTTTGTCGCAGTTGGTAGTAATGGAACAGTTATTTCCTCTGATAATGGAACTTCTTGGGAAATTAACCAAAGTGGAGTACCATCATTCCAAAAATATAACGAAGTAATATTTGATGGAAGTAAATTTGTAGTTGTTGGTAATAATGGTACGATATTAAAATCTATCAATCGTACTCAATATCAAGTAGTTTCTAATAATATCAATTCTTCTGAAAATATTATAGACATAACTTACTTTGATGGGTTATATGTTGGTATTACTTCTGTAAATAAGATGTATTATTCTTTTGATCTTCAAAATTGGACTTATAGAAATACTTTGCAATCAAACCAACTTAATGATGCTTTATTTGCAAATAGTTTAGGTTTGGATGGCACATTTGTTGCTGTTGGGGCTGCTGGAACAATTATAACATCGACTCCTGTTTATCACGGAGCTACTGCTCAATCCGTAGTAACTAATGGTCAAGTATCATCTATTAATATAACAGATGGGGGATTTGGATATTTTAATTATGATATTCCAAGCGTTATAATAGAGTCTGAAATTTTTAAAAAAGAATTAATAAGGTCATTTAAGGTAAAAGGTGATTATGGAAACATCATCGGAGTAACTACTTTCTTAGCCGGAACACCAGGTATAGGAACAACTTCGCCAAAAATAGACTTTAGATTAAAATCTGAGACTTATGACAATAGTACTCTCGGTATTGGATATTCATCTCCAAATACTTTTGGTGTGACTGCATCTCAACTTCAAAAAGGAGATTATTTTGTTATTAGTCAAAGTAATGTTCAAACAGATGGAAGTTTAATAGGAATATCTACATTATTGGGCGGAATGAGTAACTATCCAAATTCTAAAATTGGAATAGCAACTAATTTCTTAGATGGAGTTTATATTGTTGAAAATGTAACAACTCCTTTTGCAGGAATAGTAACAGTTACTTGTCATTTTGCGCCAGATTCTGGAACATCAGTTTCAGTTTCCGATAGAGGAACTTATGATTCTAATACTTCAACTTTCTCTGGCATTAATACTAATGGTTTTTACGGGAGATATAGTTGGTCTAAACTTTATGATTTCCAAAATAGGTCACTATCTTTAGGTGGATCAAAATCTTTTGATGTGTATACAGATAATGGATTAACCGGTTTATCGACTTCTCCTAGGGTTATCAGAACAAGACCCAATTTAAGTAACTAAATAAAAAAAAGTCTAATTAAAAAATGCCTGCCATCATATCTGATCAGTTTAGAATCCTAAATGCAGAAAATTTTGTAAAGAGTGTCTCTGGTGTTGGAGATACTAGTAATAAATATTATACTTTTATTGGGTTGCCAAATTCTACTAGTGTTCAATCTGGTGGATCTCCAATCTGGATTAATAATACCCCTTCTCCACTAGATGGATTTAGAGAGGAAAATCAGATAAAAGAAAGTATTATTGCAATGAAACAAATTACTAGTCAAGATGTACGAAGACTGGTAAGAAAAGTTCAGTGGGTAAGTGGTAACACATATGAAATGTACAGACATGATTATAATGTATATAATCCCACCCCAGTAACTGGTAATACTAGTTTATATGAAGCAAATTATTATGTTGTTAATGAAGATCTTAGAGTTTATGTTTGTTTACAAAATGGAACAGATCCAGAAAATCCAAAAGGAAGGCCTTCTTATGATCAACCAACATTTATTGATCTTGAACCAAGAGCCTCGGGATCAAGTGGAGACGGATATCTTTGGAAATATGTTTATACGATAAAACCATCGGAAATAATAAAATTTGAGTCCATAGAGTATATACCAGTTCCAGAAGATTGGGGAGTGACCGGAGAAAGTATTTCTACTAAAAATAATTCCATAGATGGAAAAATTGAAGTTATTTTAATTTCTAATAGAGGAAGTAATTATCAACCAATTTCCACTTCATTTTCCAATGTACCAATACTAGGCGATGGAACGGATGGAAAGGCGACGATTACTATCGATTCTTTTGGAAAAGTTTCTGAAATTTTCGTTACAGAAGGTGGGAAAGATTATACTTATGGAACTATAGAATTTTTTCCTGGAGCTCCCGGAAGTGATATTAATGGACCTTTAGGTAAGTTAAGTAATACTGGTATTGGAACAACATCGAAAGCATCTTTTAATGTCGTTATTCCTCCTAAAGGTGGTCATGGGTATAATATTTACAGAGAATTAGGAGCTTATAGAGTTTTACTCTACTCTAGATATGAAACTTTAGATGCAAATCCAGATATCATTATTGGAAATGATTTTGCTAGAGTGGGAATAATGAGAAATCCTACTGTTGTTAATAGTGACGTAGAAGTTCTTAATGCCTCCTTAGTTAGTGGACTTAAAGGATTGAAATTAGCTGGAGTAACAACAAATACAACTTATGCTGTAGATTCTATTATTAAACAAACTGTTGGGTTAGGTTCTACCGCTATAGGATATGTTGCGTCTTGGGATCCAATCACAGGAGTATTGAAATACTATCAACCAACTGGATTAGCATCGAGTGAATCTGGATATAAAATTATTCCTTTTACATCAACACCTGTTGCTGGATATGGAATAACTATCAACTGTAATTCTATTATTGGACCAGCTTTATCTATAGATACTGGATTTATAGGTATTACTACCACAATAAATAATAGAATATATCAGTTAGGTCTGAACTTTGTTTCCGGAATTTCTTCAGCAGAATATAACGTAAAGTCCGGAGAAATAATATACATAGATAACAGGGCCCCAATTCCAAGATCTGCAAATCAAAAGGAAGATATCAAAGTTATACTGGAGTTCTAAAATAAAATGGCACAAAATACCAATCTTAACACATCTCCATATTTTGATGA